ATGGCCTCGATCCAACCATACAAAGACGGCTACCGCGCACAGATAGACATGACAGTCAAAGGCGAGCGCAAGCGTGATAGCGCCACATTCAGGACGCGCAGAGAGGCGCAGTCTTGGGCGGCGACAAGGGAGCGCGACTTACGCGAGGAAACGACAACGCCGGCTGCGGACCGGTACACGCTCGCGGACATGCTTCGGGAATACAAGCCGTCCGAACGCGGCGGGAAATGGGAGGCGAACCGAATCAATGCCTTTATCCGTGACTTCCCCCAATACGCCTGTCTTTCCCTGGCTGAGATGGGGACGCCACAATGGGCAGTTTGGCGCGATTCCCGTTTAAACGGATTCGCAGCCCCCAACGGCCGGCGCGTGCACGGGATAACCGGTAGCTCCGTTCTACGGGAACTAGCCCTTTACTCGACGATTTACACGGTTGCGCGCCGCGAATGGAAATGGATCGACGCAAGCCCTATCACCGACCTGAAGCGCCCGGATGAAAACCCGGCGCGCGAGCGCCTACCCGATCCGTGGCGCGAGGTTCGCCCTATCGTTCGATGGTTGGGCTATCGCACGGGCCATGAGCCGGTCACATTGCAGCAAGAAGTTGCGCTCGCGTTCCTACTCGCCATGCGCACGGCTATGCGGGCTCAAGAACTGCGGGAGTTGGGGGAAAGGACATTGGACGTAAAGCGCGGTGTGGCGCGGGTCCGTCACAAGATGCAATATCTGACAGGCAAGCCACGGGAGATACCGCTGACCCGACACGCGCTGAGGCTACTGGCTCCGGTGGCGCACCGCGAGCGCTGCTTCCGGGTGTCCGCTGCTTCCCTCGATGCTCTCTTCCGCAAGGCGAAGAAAGCGCTAGGCATCACGGGCTTGCACTTTCACGACAGTCGGGCCTACGCGATTACGACGCTGGCCCGCAAGGTGGACGTGATGACGCTTTCGAGAATCAGCGGCATCAAGGATTTGGAACTGCTAATGCGGGTCTACTACCGCGAGACGGCGCAGGATGTTGCGGACCGTCTCGCGGAACTCGTCTGATCACGCTACGGCGCGCAAAAGAGCGTCGACCTGATTAATGGGGATCATCCCGCACGCGTCAAGCGTCAAGTCTCCACGGCTCACCATGCGCCCTACCGTGTTGCGGTTCAGGTCAAGCATTTCCGCCGCTTGCTTGATCGTCACGTGGACCGGGCGCGGGTGGCGCTGCGTGTAAAGCTCGATGGCGCGGATTGCTACCGCCTCAAGTTCGGCGGTGCGGGTGGCTTCGGGGAACATATCGGTCGATTTCATTGTGAATCCCCTGTCGATCCGGTTGGATGGGTGACGAGCGCGCGGATTAACCTGGCGCAATCGCGCTGGCGGCTGACTGCTAGTTTCCCCATGTAGCTGCCGCTCCCTTTCTTCGGGTTCAAGCGCTCGTAGAAGTCGGCTTGCTCGTCACAGACCCGCGCGCATTCCTCGATCACCGCACCCCTATCAGGAATGGATGCGCGTGCGGCTTGCTCGATGGCGCGGGCGTAACCGACTGCGTCGAACACATCGGAATCGACGCCCATGACGTTCTGCACTTTCCAGAAAGTAACGGCCAGTTTCTTGAGTTGAAAATCCGTCAGCCCGTTATCCGCCGCCGTGTCTGCTGCGCGCTCGCCAATCACGGACTTTTGCCATGCGTTCAACCGAATCCAGTCGTTACGCAACCGGCCAATGTCGAAACGCCAAACAAGCGCCATTTGGTCAGGAATGGGCGACGGCTGTTGCACGCAGTACGCTTCCGTCAGGCGTTCTACCGACGCTTCGATACTGCGGTCGCCATACCGCATCGGGTCTTCGCCTTCAGGAGCCTTAAGCGCGGGCACTTCTGCTGCGGCAGCTTGCGTGATGCCATCGAGCAACGAATTCGCAGCTCGGATCGTCGAATACAGATTGTGCTCAAGCTGCGCGGCGAACAGTTCCATGCCTTCGCCCGGAAACACGCCAAGCCGAACCATCAACGCACGAAGCTTTTCGAGACACGACAGGCCCACTTGGCTGTCTGCCGCAGCGGCTTGTGTTGGGGCGTCAAGCATATCGCCAAGAATGCTGATTGCCTCACTCGCGAATTCGTGGTGCTTTCCCCAATCAATTTCACCGGGCTTCGCAATTTCCGCGTGGTAACGCTCGATAAGCGAGTTTGCGCGCTTCTTCAGCGGTTCGCCTTGCGCGTCTGCCGCAGCGGACGTTGCGTGAGCGGCGGAAACCTTGGCAAGCGCCGCATCAACGTCCGCGCGCGTGACCTTTTCGGTTGCCATGAGCATCGCGATAACTCGCGCGTCGACACTTGCGGCCTCTAGAAATGCGGCTTCGCGCACGTCCGCAGCAGAGTGTGTGAGAGTGGCAATTGCCCGCTTTTTGGTCGTCATCATTTTTGTTCTCATGGTTGTTAGTCTGTCCAGCAAGACATTTCTTCGTCGGCGGCTTCTGCGCCGCTGCACCGCCATTCGGCCGGCTCATCCTCGTTGGTATCGAACAGGACCAGCGCGAGTTCGTGCGCCTCACCGAACGGCATTCCGCCCCGCTTGATTAGCGTGTCGCGACACTCGCGAATCCACCGCGCTTTCCGGTTCAGCTTGAGAATTTTCTTGATGAGCTTGATCACGCTACTTCCCCTTGGTGGAATTGCTTGTTGACTTCAAGTGCCTGGCGTTGTGAACAGCCAAGGAATTGACGGACGGCGTTGACGGTCGCCTTTTCGAGTTCCTGACGGACGATCGCGGCGCGGACCTTCTCAACGTCTTCAGACACGTCCCGCTTGGGCGCTACTGACTTTGCGCGAATCTCCGTACGCGGCGCGGGCGGCGGTGGGAATCCTCGCGAATACTGCGGTTGCGGGATTACCGGTCGTAGCGGGTCGCGAGTCGCGGTAGCGGTAGCGGTAGCGGGCGGAATCTCGATCGGCGCAGGTTCGATCTTTGTCGGGCGGCTGAACGTCAGGAACCACAGCAGGCACGCAACGGATTCGAGTGTCACGGCAAGCCCGATTCCGGTTCCGGCATATCCAAGCCCTACGGGATCGACGGCAGCGGCTTCGCGTGCGTTCTGAGCGGCCGTGCGCGCATCCGAATCCTTCGCAGCCTGACGGCTTTCGACTTCGAGCGAATAAAGCCGTGCGGAAAGCCGCTCGATGCGCGCGGACTTGCGCCCACACGTCACCGGGCCGGAACACTTCACCGCCCGCGCATCCGCCAAATCACCCCGCACGCCGGCTCGATCCCGCTCGATCGCTACGCTACTGCGCGCTACCGCTACCGGTTCCGCTACTGCCGCTACCCGTACCGCTGCAGCGTCGCGCGCTGACGTGGCGAAGAACGTCGCGTGACCGTAGATCGCGCCGGCCATGCACGCAAGCCACAGGGCTGCCGCAGCAGCGCGGACCAACCGCGCACGCCCGATGACGATTGCGGGGATCAGGTGAGCGGACACGACCAAGACAACGCCTAGCGCCATGATCAAGCTGCGCTCTTCAGCGTTGGAGCCTCGCTGGATTCCCGATACGACCGAAATACCGACAGCGACAGCGGTTGCTGCGAGGGCGAGACTTCCGGAAAGAAAGGTTCGCAAACGTGCGAGCATGGGTAAGTCCTCTTATGGTTCTGTTCGGTGAAGTAGTTGCGATCGGCAAAGTCCGCATCGCCCGGATACCGGCCTGAGCCGTCTTTGCGGTAGTGGCAATAGAGCGACGACATGCGGTGCGGGAAGTGGTACGCGGCGCAGTCACAGCGCGTGCCGGACGTGTTGCGCGAATTCATCCAGCGATCGGCGCGGTAGTCACGCTTGCCGCAGCAACGGCACATCGGCGGCTGATCGGCCGTGTTCCCTTTGCTAGGCGTCGTGTTGTAGGTGGACAGCGCGCGGGGCAGAACGCGGCGCGTCTCGCACTTGCGGCATCGGACATGCACACGCGTCGTGGACGGCGTAGTCGCGCGGTAGTAGCGGCGCTTCATTTGGCGACTCGCTTGGAGTCGTAGTAGCCGGCCGCGTAGGCGCGCGACGGCGTGAATTGGCGAATCGGCTTACCCAACATGGCATCGTTCCAGCCGTTGGCATAGTCGCGAATCTGCTTGGTTTGGTAGGGGCTCATGTCATGTTCCCTCTGGTAAGGAAACATGACTATACACACAGGTAATTACCTGTGCAAGTCGCTTTGTGGCACTACGGGCGAAAAAAAGCCCGCTCAGTGGCGGGCTATATCTTTTTCCTGCGTTGCAGGTAAAGCGTCAGTACATGACGGTCTTGCTAACTACTCTTCCAATCACGCGGTCTTTCGGTCCCATCGTCTCGAACCTATCAGGCCACTCCGGGTTCAATGCGACAAGGCGGGATTTAGCGCCGTCTTGCTGCAATTGACGGAACAGCGGTTCCTTCGCGCCCGGTTGCATTACCAAGACCATCGAATACGGCGCAGCATGGTTGCACGGCTCGATCAGGATTAGATCGTTGTGGGAAAAGGACGGCTCGGAAGCCGGGTTACGCATTGAATCTCCATTCACCCTCAGGTAATACGCCCCCTGGCTGGTTTCAAACGGCGCGGTAAGCATTTCTTGTGCTTCTCTCATTGCTTTCTCGGGATTTGCCGCATGCGCCCAATCAAGCAAGGGAATGCGACGGCGCACTTCCGGGCCTGCGGCTGTTGTTGAAGCCGGAATATTACCCGTGGTCACACCCTCTGTCATCCTTTTGAAGGCACCGGAAACTATATCCGTAACACTCGCATCCGAATCGTAAGCACCGGCCGGCCATCCTAAAGCCCGCTCAATCTGGATCACCATGCCAATCCCGATATGGCGCGACTCTTCGCGGTGCGGCTCCCAAAGCATTCGTGTAACGTAACTGTCGGATTTACGAATGAGTCTTGCAAGCGATGCGGTTTTACCTGCACACAGTTCGTCCCGAATTTCAAGCAACCTTTGCCGGCGTTGCTCGTACAAAGCTGCTGCCTCTTCCGGCGTATCGCGCAGGGAGAATTGCTCTCTTTCGGCCGCGTCGCGGTCATCAGCAGAGAGCTTGATAGACAGTACAGCCTTGTTGCTAAAGTCTTTTTTCATTTTTGTGGCTCGGCCAAAGGTGAGTTCTTACGGGACGCTCGGTGAGCGGAAGCAGGATCATCCCAGGGAATTCCCATGCGGTAAATTGCCTGTGGTAAAAACAACACGATTCGCGTGCTTGCCATTTCATTACCTCAGGGTATAGAGTAGCGCCTTGATTTATGCAAATGGGGAAAAGATGGAAGCACTAAAATGCTACTGGACCGCGCTGAACGCGGCGGAAAAGGCTGAATTCGCCAAGGCTGCGGGAACATCGGTCGGCTGCATCGCAAAGACCATTAGCGTAGGTAAACCGGTCGGACCTGATGCCGCAATTCGCTTTGAGCGGGCTTCCAAAGGTAAGGTCCGCGTGGAACAGACGTGTCCCGACAGCGATTGGGCGGGCTTGTTCGCGGTACGGGGGCTCTAAGCGACATGGCAATCATTCGCGCCCCACGGCCGCAGAGCGGTTACTACGTACTGCAAAACCACATCACGAACGACAATCGGCTTACATGGGCCGCTCGCGGAATCCTCATTTTCCTGCTTGCCAAGCCCGATCATTGGGAGGTCAGCACGCAAGCGCTGATCGCTGAAACGGCCGGAACCCGCAATCCATTGGGCCGCGACGGTGTTCGCGCAGCGCTGTCCGAACTGATCGAAGCCGGCTACATGACCCGCACGCCACGCCGAATCGCAGGGGGCGTTTGGTCGGGATACGACTATCGCGTATGCGAAACACCGGAGACGGCTAAGCCGGGGCCGGATGATCCACCGGAGCCGGCTAAGCCGGCGACGGCTAAGCCGGGGCCGGCTAACCCGGCTCCCTTAGTAAGTACTGATTCTAAGGAAGTACTGAATAAAACCTTAGTAAGTACTGATAAGGCGGCTCCTGCCGTCGCTGAACCTGCGGGCAAGTCGTCAAAGAAGCCGACCAAGCGCGAGCGCAACATCGCGTTCCTGATCGCGCAAGGCGTTGAACCGAAGCACGCGGCGGATTGGATGACGGCGCGGGACGGCGCGGAAGTGACGGAGACGGTTTGGGAGAAGCTGTGCAGCGAAGCGGCTAAGGCGAACATGAAGCCGGCTCAAGCGGTAGCGTACGCAGCGGCGGCAAGCTGGCGCGGGTTCAACGCCGAATGGCTGCAGCGCAACGCCCCGAAGCAATCGGCAGCGGACAAGCGCCGTCAAGGGCTCGGAAAGTCGCTTGGGCTCATCCCGACCGAATCGGAACAGCGGCAACTCACGAACGGCAACGCACAGGGGGATTGGATCGATGTCTGACGCACCGCAACTCGACATGACGGCAGTCAAGCGCCTGTTCTCCGCATTCCATGCCATGTACGGCGACCGATCGACGACGCGTTTCGCAATCGGGGAACTGAACGATGACGGCGAGGACATGGGCGTGGCGAGCGCGCAGCGAATCTGGCTTCAGGCTCTCAGGGGCTTTCCAGTCGCTGTAATCCTGCAGGCTTGCGCGAAGTGCATGGACAAGCATCCAACGTTCGCGCCGACGCTACCGGAGTTCGCGATCCTGTGCAAAGCGCAAATGCCCACGGTGTGGCAGCAGAGCGAACACCTGAACCGGATGCGCCTGCCCTTCACGCCGGCCAAACGCGAAGCAGAGTTCGGAAAGATTCGCGACATGCTCAAAAACATCAAAAGCAACCTGAAGCCGGACGGAGACGACCTTGCGAACGCTTGATGACGTGACCCCCGACGAATGGAATGCTGCTGCGGAGAGCGAGTTAGAGCGGCTTCGTAGGGCTCGCGAGGTACTTGCCCTTGCCGTAGGGTCCAGAAAGCCCGCCAAGGCCCGGAAAACGAGCGCGGCTTCTCGTACGAGTGCTCCAAAACGCTCGAATGGGCGCTGTGCGGGATGGACGGTCGACGTTGCGCCGGACGCAACGCACATTGGCACGGCAAAAATCCGGTCAAGCCTGTCGACGGCGCAACGGCTGATCGCGGCGCAAACGGGCAACCTGCCCCGCGACTTGGAGTTCGACGATATCGCGGATGGCATCGGCTCGGGCGGTGTGATCGACCAGGCAAACGAGCGGACAGAGAAGCTGGGAAAGTTCGGGAACCGTAAGTGTGAGGCAGACGGTATCGAATTCGACAGCGAACGCGAGCGAAGCCGGTACTTCGACCTGAAGCGGCAGCAAACGGCGGGGATCATTCGGGATCTACGGCTACAGGTGGCTTACGAAATCGTTCCGGCTGTCACGCTGTACGGGCGGAAGCGTCCGGCGCGTAAGTACGTGGCTGACTTCGTTTATTTCGCTTGCGAATTTACCGGAGGTAAGGAAAAATGGCGGCTGGTTGTTGAGGACGCCAAGGGTTTCAAGACGGCGGAATACCGGCTGAAACGGCACCTGATGATGGCGGTGCACGGTATCGAAATCAAAGAATCCTGATAGATCAACGGGTGAGCGATAAATGGCAAAGGCAAAATCGGGTACGTATGCAGCGCACGGCGAAACACTGACGGCGGTCAAGGCGGCAATGCAGGACGGCGAAAAGCGCACTCGCAAGCAGATTTGCGACGTGATCGCGAAAGCGGGTCGCGCGCCGAATCGACGGACGGTGCATACGATGCTTAGGCAACTCGAAGCCTCGGGAGAAATCAAGATCGTCGGGGACCGCGTTGGCAATACGAAAATCACGTACGTCAAGGGTAACGTGGTTGTCGCCAAGCCGGCGAGCATCTACCCGGAAGCGTCCACGCAGAACGCAATCCTGACGCTCATGGGCGACAAGAAGAAGCGGACAGCCAACGAGATTGCGGCCGGACTGGAACGGTCCATCAAGACGATTCACACGCATTTGCGCAACATGATCCGCATGCCGAATCAAACGTTGCATGTCGTCGAGCGCACGGGCAATACGCTGGTGTACGCACTCGGACCGGGAAAGAACGTCGCCACGGGGCCGGACAGCCCTTTCCGTGGTCACACGGGTCCGCGCACGACTATCTCAGTCACGAAGCCGGACGCAGTGCTTATCGACGCAGTTCGCGCAATGGTGGCATCGGCTATCGAAGCCCGTTCGGCTTTTCGTGCGCCCCGAAATTTACCTGTGGTCAAAGGTAAGCCCAAGTGCCCCGGCTTCATGGCGAATTGCAAGGTGTCGAGCCGTCACAGCATGGGGCGCTGGTAATGCTTCGCCGGTCCGGCTTCAAGCGGAAACCGGCTCCAAGGGAGGCGTACCGGGCAAACCGGCCTCCCCTCCTCCCCGCGCCGGCTGGATTGGCCCAACGCTGCAGCATGGCGCGGGCCGAAACGGTGATCGAAACGGAATGGGAAGTCGTTGAAGGTAGCCACGGCCGCGAGCGCAGCCCTTACCTAGCGATATGTCGCGGACAGCGCTGTTACCTGCGCGTTCCGGGTGTCTGCACCGCGTCCGGTTGCGATGACGGAACGGTCGTTCCGGCGCACAGCAACCAATCGCGGCACGGCAAAGGGGCCGGCATCAAGGCGAATCACCGATTCACGGTTCCGGGCTGCTTCTCATGCCATGCGTGGATCGACCAAGGGCCGGCACCGCGTCAAACGAAATTCAACTTTTGGGATATGGCGTTCTTCGAGTGGGAGCCGATCCGCGAAAAGCTCATGGGGAAAGCGTGACAGACATTCAGTGGCCCTTGCGGCTCGAAATCGATATCCCGACGCCGACCAAGCGGACGCGGCAATACGTCGCCGGCCGGTCAATGTGGGTGACGGAGAAAGCGATCTTGCACGGTAACGCGCTCGCGCTGCGCCGCTGTCCGACCAAAGATGCGGTGGGCAAAGAGTACGTGGTCTTCGCGCTCGTCAAGGTTCCGCAGTTCGCGCGCATGTACGTGCACAAAAAGCGTTGGGTCGACCGCGACCATGCATGGGTAGACGTGTTGATTGCGCTGAACCGGACCGCGCTTACGCCGTTTCTCGAGTCCGGCGATTACCAGCGGGCGCGAGCATGACGAAGAAGCCAATGCGGCTGCTGGTGCTGATCGGTGCCAAGCGGACAAAAGAGCCGGTCGAAACGACCGTGTACGCGCTGAAGTGGTTCGGTGACGAGTTGCGCGGACTGGCATTCATACCGGAGCAGTACAGGCGGCGCGTGTCGCTGTTCCTGATGCGGGACGAGTACGCATGGATGGAAATCGATCAGAAGGCGAATAAGAACTCCCTGCGCGGCTTGGCGGATGGTGAATGGGTAAGCGACTGCGAAGAGGTAACCGGGCTGGTGGACGACCGTCGCGGCCTGAGCGGCACGTCAGACACGGAGAAGCCGCCCCGGAAGCGATCCGGGCGGGCGGCATGGCAAGTAGAACGCCCCGGCGAGTATCAGCACAGGGCGGCGGAACCGAACGGCGGTGAGTGGCAACCGATGACGCTTGAACCGCTCGTAATCGAGCAGAAAAGAGCATCCGCCCGCGATGACGTGCAACAGATGACCGCTTTCGACCTGAATGCGGCTGTCGCGATGATCGAAGGGAGAGCCGGACAGACGGTATTGGAGCCGGTAGCGCAGGCGGTTGGATCGTTCGGGCTAATGCTGAGCCGTCCATACGAGCCGGCAACGAATTGGGCGGATGGTGGCCCGCTCATCGCAGCAAAGGGAATCGCAGTAACGCCTATGAACGGCGAATGGGGCGCGGTGCTAGGGAAGCACTCCGCGTGCGGACAAACGCCGCTGATGGCGGCTATGCGGGTTTATGTGGCATCAACTCAAGGGGAATGACATGGAATACGTTGTAATCGCTTGTGCGATTTTCGCAATCGCCGGCATCGTTGGCGTCTTCGTCCATAACCGCAACCTGCCGGATATGAAGCTGCTGCCGGACGGCTCACTCGCCTACTTCGACAAGGACGGCAATCAGGTGAACGCGGACGGCTCGCCGCTGTAAAGTCGCGTCGTCACATATTTACCACAGGGAGCTTTCTGGCTCCCTTTTTGTTGCAAAGGGAATTACCACAGGGTACAGTTCAGTCTCGTCAACGATACGGCGCAACGGCGCGAAAGGGAATGTCGATGAATGCGATCAGCAAGGGAGCTAAGTACAAGGTGCTTGGAACGACCGATATTCCGAATTGCGATTGCTGCGGAAAAACCAATCTGACGCGCGCTGTTGGGCTTGAGACGGAAGATGGTCAGGTGCTTAACGTTGGCGTTATCTGCGCATCGAAGCTGCTGCGCCAGAACTACATGGGCAAGACCTACAAGGCATCCGCCGCCGCGATTCTGTCTATGGGAAAGCGCGCCAAGCGCGAGGGTGCCGTTTCGTATCTGACTGCCTCCTAACAACGCCGCCCGCTACGGCGGGCATTTCAACGCATCACTCACCCCACTAGGGAAACATGAAAACTTTTATCGCTTCAGCCTTGATTTGCGCGGGGCTTCTGTCCGCTTGCAACGATGCGGACGTGGCATCGCGCAATCTCTCCAATGCTGCCGACAACTTCGAGATTAACCGGCGAATCGTGTTCTACAACGGGATCACGGGCGAATACATGCTTGAGATTCAGGGTTTGTGTTCGCTTGGCAATGCCGACAAGTCGCGCGAAGTGTCGGTGACGTGCAAGACAGCGCCCGGTCAGTACAAAAAGCATTTCCTTGGTCTGTCAGACAACGTGACCTACTTCGCGGAGCAGATCGCGGGCGCGGATGTCAGCACCGCCCACTACAAGGTCACGTTTAAGCCGTCCGTGATCGTGCCTGACGTTCAAATCCGCTAATCGCGGGCATTCGAGCACCTGACTGGACATACTGAAATGACCAACCTTGCGATACACGCCATATATCGACTGCGCACCGCACACCTACTCGGCGCAGTCTCTCGCAAAGACTTTCTCCGTCGCGCTGCGCGCATTCATGTGCGTTTCGGTCCGCTCTATACCTGATAGCCGCCCTACTCCGATTCCAGCCCGCCGCGTGCGGGCTTTGTCACTGAGGCGGCATATCAACCACAACGGAGTCAAGAATGAGTAAGAAAGCGGCGGAACAGTTCCTAATGTCGGTCATGAATGACAGCGCGCTATCGAACGGCGACCGAATAGCGGCGGCAACATCGATTTTGGCAATGGGCGGCGTAACGCCACCGGAGACGACGCCCGAGCCGGAATTCATGACGCACTCAGATGGGCGCACGATGACGTGCTCTGAGGCGCTGGATTACCTGACCTCGCGTATCGATACATCGCGGCTTGGGCCGGTGTCGCCCGTGCTGATAGCTGACTCGTTCAAGGTGGATGGTGTGGAACTGGCGAAGCTGGTCAAGCAAGATCGCGACCCGATTTGCCATGAGGTTAAGTGCCTACCGGACCAGTTCGCAGCGGCGTGGCGCGGTGATAAGCGCTTTTCGTATCGCTTCAATGATCGTGACTACCGCGTTGGCGATATCTTGCGCAAGATGGAGTGGACGCCGGACGGCGGCTATACAGGGAAGGCGTTCACGGCGACTATCCGCTACGTGCTCGATGGCGGTTTCGGTCTGCCGGATGGTTATGTGGTTCTCTCGCTCGACAACTAAGGCCGCTATGAACATGCAAACAGAGAAAGCCCGCGCAACGCCGATCATCGCGCCGACTGGTGCTGTGTGGTGGAAGGTGACCCATCCCGCTACGGATGAACAGGTGGTGCGCCGTTGTCCGCATAAGGGCGCTGTGTACCTGATTCGTGAGCACGTCTTGGGCAAGCAAATCAAGCCGCGCAGTAAGCCGCAAGATGATGCGCAGCACGTCGACAATGGACGCCCGTTCGACCGGTAGGCTCACTTCCCATAGGTAACATTGCTAGGCCCGTAGGCATCCCGCTCGCGGGCCTTTTGCTTTGGAGCCTTCATGCAACGTCTCGCCAATCCCTCAGTCCTTCTATCGGTCGACACAACCGGATCGAATGTGCCCGTACACGCAATGGTGTTCCTGCGGTTCGGGGACGGTCCTGAAGCTGTCTATATCTCGCACGCCACGTTTGAACCCGGCAAGGGCAAGCCGGCCGCGCTGAAGTTCGATCCGATCCTAGCCGACGACGCCAATGGCAACGCGTAGGCTCGCCACGCTCAAACCACGGCTCGCGCCAGCGTCTACGTCGCGCGTGGCCGTGGTATCCGCTCCCTCATGGCGCATGGGCAAGGAAAGCTCTCACGCTCGCGGCTATGACCGTGCCTGGCAAAAGGTGCGCGCCGCTCACATGGAGAAGCATCCGCACTGCGTGTTCTGCCTGCGTGACCTTGGCATGACTCACATGACCGTCGAGCAAGTAATCCTCGCGTGCGCCGCCAAGGGCGTCCCTGAACCGATCGGCAACATTGGTGATCACATCATCCCGCACCGTGGCAACGACCGACTCAGGCTTGATCCTGACAACGTTCAGACGCTATGTAAGCCGCACCATGACGGCGAAAAGGCTAGAGCCGAAACGAGCATGGGTTTTCGGTGACCCGGCGCACTCGCTCAATCCCTTTAACATCGCCTGTTAAAACCGGGTCGACTGTTAAAGGGAGCCTGTTAAATCCCTGTTAATCCCGTTTTAAATCAACCACTTACGCCATTGTAGAAACTGCCTGTCGACCTCGAATCGATGGGTGAAATAGCCTCAGCCTAATAGATCAATCATTACGATAGCTGTAAGGTGATGAGGGGGTATCGAAAGTTTGAGCATAAACGGGCGCAGACCGACCGGTAACGCACGCGTAGAAAATAACCCCCATCAGGCGATTTAACAGGGGTTAACAGGTAGAAATTACAAACGATAGGCAGAAGCTATGGCGATGAACGAACAGAAAATCCGGTTCGCACAGGCGAAGCTGGCCGGCAAACCGAACAAAGCGGCTGCTATCGCGGCCGGCTATAGCGAGAAAACCGCAGCCCAAGCCGGTAGCCGTCTCGCCAAAGACCCGGACGTGATTGCGTGGCTTGAGGCGCACAAGGATGAAAAGCCGCAGTGGCCGGTTCCGCAGGCAGTCAAGCCGACCGAACCGCCCAAGCCGCGACCGCTCCCGAAGCCGGACCTGTCATCGGATGACCTACCGGGCGCACCGGACGATCTTGCTCGCGCAGCAAGCGACGCAGCACGCAAAGCCGCTGCAGCCGCAGCAACAGCCGGATTCGACCTGGACAAGATTCTGACCTTCACCGATCCGCGTGACTTCCTGCGGGCTGTGATGAACGACGCGGAGACGGAGCAGAAGCTACGCATTCAGGCGGCTGTGTGCCTCATGCCATTCGAACACGTCAAGAAAGGCGAAGGCGGCAAGAAGGATCAGCAGAAAGACGCGGCTAAGGCAGCAGCATCGAAGTTCGGCGCGCCGCCCCCTGCCCCTCGCCTCGCGGCTAACGGCGGAAAGTCCGTTTAAACAGAAAATGCAATGAACGAACATCAACGTCAGATCGTCGCGGACTGGACAACGGACTGCAAGGATTGGGGCGCGCGCCTGAAAGCAGGTCTAACCATCATTCCGCCGCCGATCTTTCCCGAAGAGGCAGAGTACGCGCTAAATATCTTCAAGAACCTGAAGATTGTTGATGCGGTTAATAGCCCGACATTTGGCGAATCCAGCGCTGAATGGGTATTTGATTTGGTGCGTTCTATTTTCGGCTCTTATGACAGGCATGGCGAAAAGGGAATGCCGGGACGTCGATTAATTACGGAATGGTTTGTGCTCATTCCGAAGAAAAACAGTAAATCAACGCTCGCAGCCGGCATCATGGTTACGGCATTGATTATTAATGAGCGTGAAGCCGGGGAATATGCTGTATTAGCGCCAACAATTGAGGTTGCCGGCAATTCGTTTGCGCCCGCTCGATTAATGATTGAGCGTGAAGAGGAATTAGAGCCGATTTTCCACGTTCAGACGCACATTAAGACGATCACGCATCGGATTAAAGCGGCAACGCTGAAAGTGATTGCGGCTGATGCAGCGACCGCAGCGGGCAAAAAGAGCATAGGAACGCTTATAGACGAGTTATGGCTGTTCGGCAAGATGGCCGGCGCAGAAGATATGCTTCGCGAAGCGGTAGGCGGTCTTGCGTCCAGACCTGAAGGATTTGTCATTTATCTGACGACTCAATCTAATGAGCCGCCCGCTGGTGTATTCGCTAAAAAACTGCAATACGCGCGTGACGTTCGCGATGGAAAGATTTATGACCCGCAATTCGTGTCGGTTATTTTTGAACATCCCGACGATTTAGTAAAATCGAAAGAACATTTATTGCCGAAAAATCTGGCAATGGTTAATCCGAATCTGAATTATTCGGTGGATAATAACTTTCTGATTCGGGAGTATTGGAAAAGCAAATCGGAGGGAGAAGAATCATTCCGTGGGTTTATGGCGAAGCATGCCAACGTGGAAATTGGCTTGAATCTACGCGCCGATAGATGGGCGGGCGCGGAGTTTTGGGAAGCGGCTGGCGTGGCTCGCGCTGCAACCCTGGAGGATTTGATCGACCAATGCGAAGTCATCGATATAGGTATCGACGGCGGCGGGCTGGATGACCTGTTGGGGCTGTCCGCTGTCGGGCGAGTGAAGCGCACGCGCAATTGGCTTGCGTGGTCGCACGCGTTCGCCCACAAATCCGTGTTCGAGCGGCGCAAGGAAATCGCGCCCGCCCTACACGGCTTCGCGGATGACGGTGACCTCACCATCGTTGAGCACATTGGCGATGACGTGACGGCCGTTGCGGGCTATTGCCTCATGGTTCACGAAGCGTCGTTGCTTGACAAGATCGGCTGTGACCCGGCCGGCATTGGTGCAGTGCTTGACGCGTTGGAAGACGCGGGCATTCCGGGCGATAAGATCATCGGTATCAGTCAGGGTTGGAAGCTGTCCGGCGCGATCAAGACGACAGAGCGAAAAGTAGCGGCGGCGTCGGGTCGCAAGCTCGATGACGGTGCGCCGGCTGATGGAGCGCTTACGCACGCGGGTACGCGGCTGATGAATTGGAGCGTCGGTAACGCTCGCGTGGTGCCGGTCGGGAACGCAATCAACATCACGAAACAGGCATCCGGCAAAGCCAAGATTGACGCACTCATGGCCTTATTCAATGCGGTGTCGCTCATGGCGTTGAACCCCGAAGCACTCGGTGAAAGTGTGTATAACGAGCGCGGTATCCGACGACTCTAAGGGGCAGTATGGGCTTTCTCGATCGATTCATCCCGCGCGCAATGACGCCGGCTCCCGTGCGGATGGAGCCGGTTGTCTCGCAAACCGCGCTCGCGCCACAGGCTAGCTATCCAGCGCCGGAAACCGGGCAATTCAGTTCGTTTGATGACCCGGCGTTCAAGGAATGGATGAAAAACTCGATCGCGATGGGCGGCTTTCCGGCTGACGTGGCGCATTTGCGGAACATGGCTGTGCTGCGTGCTGCTGACCTGATCAGCGGCGCTATTGGCGCTCTCCCGCTCGAACTGCTTGCAACCGATGATTCGAAAGCCGTACAGGTGAATCGCAAGGCGCACCGTCTGTTGCGCACGAAGCCGAACAGCTATCAGACGCCGCAGGAATTCAAGCGGCTTCTCACGTTGCGTTGTGTGATTCACGGCCAAGCGTTCGCCCGTGTGTTCCGCAGTCCTATCGACGATCAACCTATCGCTATCGTGCCTCTTGCTGAAGCCACGCCGCGACCGCTCGCGGGCTACGACCTCGAATACAGCGCCGTCGACGAATGGGGGCGATCGTTCGTCTTGCCGGCGCGCGATGTTCTGCACCTTCGGGATATCACGCTCGACTCAATCAACGGAATCAGTCGGCTTCGAATCGGTCGTGAGGCGCTAGACCTCGCCCGCGATCAGAAGCGCGCAGCGGCACGTCTGTTCAAAACCGGAGTGATGAGCGGCGGGGCAATCGAGTTCGAAAAGGAACTGTCGGACAAGGCATACGGACGCCTGAAAGAGTCGATCAATGAAGACCAAAGCGGCAGTGAGAACGCCGGTAACTGGATGCTTCTCGAAGAAGGCGGCAAGGCGAAGCAATTCACGTCGACGGCGCAATCGTCTCAGGCAATCGAGCAAATGGAGCATCAAGTAGCGGAGGTTGCTCGTATGTACGGCATCCCTCGCCCGCTGATGATGATGGATAGCACGGCATGGGGAACGGGTATCAGCGCCCTATCCGTGGGCTTCGTGCAATTCGGTCTGTCGCACTGGTTCAAGGTGTGGGAAGAATCGCTTGCACGTTGCATGCTCGACGAAAGCGAACTGGACCGCTACGGCTACGCATTCGACGAAGCACAGCTTTTGCGTGGCACGCTCGCAGAGCAAGCCGACTTCTACGCTAAAGCATTGGGCGCAGGCGGCGCGCGCGGCTTTATGAGCCAGAATGAGGTTCGACGCGCAATCAACCTGCCGCGTTCTTCAGATTCTGACTCTGACAGCCTGAAAAACCCGCAAACGCAAAAGACGGATAACACTCCCAAGGAATCGAAATGAGCTTGATCAAACTGCCGGAAATCCACGCGGACGCACGCCTTAGCGGAATTGGCGTGGACATTCGATCGGACATTGCCGCCAGGTGGAACCCGGACATTCGAGCCGCTGAAGGCGACGACAACGCCGCTACGATCGGCATTTACGGTGTGATCGGTGACACGTATGACGGAACCGGTTGGACGGCCGCACGCGTGTCGGGAATCCTTCGCAGTGTAGGTGCGGATACGCCGCTGTGCGTGAACATCAACAGCACGGGCGGTGACTTCTTCGAAGGGTGCGGTATCTATTCGCTACTGCGCGGCCACAAGGCGAAAGTGTCGGTCAACGTGATCGGTATTGCGGCTTCCGCCGCTTCCGTGATCGCAATGGCCGGCGACGAAGTGAACATTAGCGAAGCCGGTTTCCTGATGATTCACAAGGCGTGGACCGTCGCGGCCGGAAACGCGGATGACATGACGAAGCTGGCCGGCACGCTCAATCAATTCGATGGAGCGATGGCTGACCTGTACGCGGCGCGAGCGGGCATCAAGGCTGAAGACGCCATGTCCATGATGGCTGCTGAAACGTGGATCGGTGCAGCGCAAGCCGTCAAGCTCGGTTTCGCAAGCGCGATCATCAATCCCGACGATATCACCCAAGAGGACAGCGGCAACGCGAAGGCGAAAGCGCTCGTCGATGCGTCGCTTGCTCGGGCTGGTTATTCCCTGAACGCTCGCGCCGAAATCATGACCGAAATTTTTACCACAGGTAGCACCACACTCGCCAATCCTGCACAGAATACGCAGGCGAGCGAGACGGACGCCGAAACGTTGGCGTTGCTCGCCCAACTCACCGCAACTATCAAGGGGTAACAATGCGCAACAAAATGAGCATCGGCCGCGCTGCAGTTCTTTCGGCTATCGCAGCACAAGCCGCGTTCACGTCGCACGGCGCTATCCAGCGTGGCGCATTCGGCATCCGCGCCGAAGCGCCGAACGTGGGCGAAGCAATCCGCGTTCTGAACGAGTCGTTTACGCAGTTCAAGGCTGCGAATGATCAGGCCCAAGCCGAAATGAAGGAATTCGGCCGTATCTCGTCGGACACGCAAGCCAAGGTCGAAACGATCAACGCGGATATCGGCAAGCTGCAAAAGGCGGTCGACCAACTTTCGATCGCGATGCAAGCGGGCGCGACGCAAGCCGGCAAGAACGGCGTGAAGAATCAGAAGCACACGGACGCGTTCAATGCCATGTTCCGCACGGGCGACGAAAACGCGTTCCGCGCTGAAGCCGCTTCGATGACGTGGGGCACGCCGGAGCAAGGCGGCTACCTCGCGCCGAACGAATGGGATCGCACGATCACGGATAAGCTCGTCCTGATCAGCCCCATGCGCCAGATTTGCCGCGTGCAAGCGACCGGCAAGAAAGCGTACACGAAGCTGTTCAACATGCACGGCACGGATAGCGGTTGGGTGAGCGAAACCGATCCGCGCCCGCAAACGAACCCATCTAGCCTCAAGGCGCTGTCGTGGGCATCGGGCGAAATGTTCGCACAGCCGGCAATCTCGCAAGACTTGCTCGACGACGCGGAAATCAACCTCGAAGCGTGGCTGTCCGGTGAAGTCGATATCGTGTTCGCGCAGCAAGAAGGGAAGGCGTTCCTGTCGGGCTCGGGTGGCGCGCAACCGGACGGCTTGCTGACATACGTCGAAGGCGGTTCGAACGCGAACAAGCATCCGTTCGGCTCGATCGGTGTGACCCTCACGGGCAACGCGAACGCAATTGCGTCCGACAGCATTATCGACCTCGTACACGGCCTGCCGTCCGTCTATCGAAAGAACGCGAGCTTCATCATGAACACGATGACGCAAGGCGCGGTGCGCAAGCTGAAGGACCAGTACGGTCAATACCTGTGGGCACCGTCGCTCGTCGCGGGTACGCCGGCTACGATCATGGGCTTCGCCACCACCGAAATGCCGGACATGCCGGATGTTGCCGCAGGCTCGCTGCCGATCGTGTTCGGTGACTTCATGCAAGGCTACCTGATCAACGATCGCATCGGCATCCGCGTTTTGCGTGACCCGTACACGGCCAAGCCGTACGTGCTCTTCTACACGACCAAGCGTGTCGGCGGCGGCGTGCTGAACCCGGAAGTGATGCGCGCGCTGAAAGTTGCAACGGCGTAAAGCGCACTCGCTGAATCGGACCATACTTATTTCTGTGGTCCTTATCTTCCGTGACGGACTGCACTCTCGGGCGTAGTGTCAGGTGGCGTTAGGGGGTTAGCCCAAAAAGCTAACCCCCATTTTTTTATCTATAGGAGTGTCAAAGATGGAATTCACGAAACCGTTCAACGGCTGCAAGAAAGGCGACATCTACCCGACCGCATTTGCCGTTGGCGACGAATGCCCGGTTGAACTGGAAGCCGCCGCAGCGGAAGCCGGCGCAATCGAAGTCACGCCGCAGAAACCCGCAACGGCCGCGAAGAAGTAATGGCTATCGTCTCGGTAGCGCTCGCGCTTTCGATGATCCGTCAAGACGCGGGCGTGGAAGATGACCTTGTTGGCGTGCTTCTGGCCGGCGCTACGGAGTCCGTAATCGGCTACCTGAACCGCGACGTGTACGAGACGCAAGACGATCTTGACGCGGCTGTGACGGCCGGCATTGCGACGGCTAATGCGATGGTCGCAACCGATCTTATCCGGGCTGCAGCGCTCAAGCAATTCTACGAAATCTACACGAACCGGGGAAACACCGCGTTCAGTACGTCAGCAGAACTTACGGTGAGCGTAAAGAGCATGCTGCGCTCCATTCGCATCGTTCCGGGGGTGTGATGGACGCGAGCAAGATGAATCGGCGCGTGCGCATTGAGGCTTTGGACCCGGAGAGCCGCGACGCGTACGGGCAAGTCGTCCCTACGTACGTGCCGCAGTTCGAGACGTGGGCACAGGTTCTCGCGCCTAATGGAAAGGAGGTGATCAAGTCTGACGCGCCCGTGGCAGAGGTGCGTGTATCGATTCGTGTCCGCTTCCGACCAGGCATTCAACCGGGCATGCGCGCTTCGCTTTTGCGCTTCGAAAACGGCGCTGCACTCGTCGATTGTCAATACGATATCGATGCTGTTCAGCGCGACATGGCGAACCGCGATTACATGGACCTTGTTTGCAAAGAGGTAACGAATGTCCGCAAGTAACGCGGAAATGATCACTGCGGCGGCTTTGGCGAACGTTGGTGTGCCTGTGTACCCAACCCAAGCGCCTCAAGCCGTTGCGGACGATCCTGCGGCGCTGTACGCGGTCTATCAATCGGTTGGCGGTATTGACGAACCCGACTTGGACAACGAGCCGGACGAGTTGCAGAATTCCCGCATGCAAGTCTCGGTTTGGAGTCCTACCCTCTCTGACACACTGGCGAGTATGAGCGCGATCCGAAAGGCAATGCTCGCGGCGGGATGCCGTCCGATTGGTGGCGCCGTGTCGACGTATGAAGAAGACACGAAGCGATTCGGGTCTACCCGTGATTTTTCGGTTTGGTTCCGCGAAAGCGAATAGGAGAAGAAATGAGTTTGGCAATCAACGCGCAGCACACGAAATTCTACGTCGACACGTCCGACGACGCATCGGCGGCGGTGTTCGTTCGTATCAAGGGTATGAAGACGTTCTCGGGCTTCGATGGTCAAGCGTCGGATATCGATACCACGGACATGGATTCGGATGCAAAGGAAAGCTCACCGGGTCTGATGGACAACGGCACTTTCTCGTTCGACGTGAACCGCAACCTGACCGATCCGGGCCAAGCCGCGCTGTTGGCGATGCAGAAGTCGCAAGCGACGCGCCGGTTCATTCTGCAGTACCCGGACGGCACGGGCGATACGTTCAAGTCGTACGTTCAGACGTTCCCGATCAGCGGCGGCGTTGACGCGGTGATGACGTCTTCGATCAAGATGAAGATCACGGGCGCGGTCAACCCGGCTTCGGAAGCCGATATCGCTGCGTTGCCGGCCGACGAGCCGGAAGCGGCGTAACGCTTTAGCGTAAATCAACACGGGCGCTCGTATAGGCCCAATCGATTATTTCTCGTTTAAACAGGAAGCATCATGAGCAATCTCGTCGAAACCGCTGTTGACGCAATCGCATCCGCCGCAGAAAACGTGGTCGATACCGTCTCGAATCTCGTTGCGCCGGCCGCGTCCACTATTGCCCCCATCACGGGCACGTATGCGGGCGCAATCGCTCCCCTCCCCGTTCAGCCTGCCGTTGCGCCTACCGCGACCGTCGCGCCTGTTGTGGCGACTGCTGCGGCCCCCGCTGCGCCCGTGGTGGCGGCGGCTTCCCTCACGGCCGCTCAAATCCTGCGCAACACCATTTTGGCCGTGCGCGACCTGAAAACGGAAGTCGTGCCCGTGCCGGAATGGGGCGTTTCGGTGACGATCGGTGTCATGCCGGGCACGACGCGCGACGCGTTCGTCGAAAGCGTTACCGGACCGATGGCGGCTTCCCTGTTCCGCGCGACGCTGCTCGCGTACACGATCGTCGACGAAGCCGGCAAGCCCGTGTTCACGCTCGATGACGTGGCGGCGCTGCAGAAGAAGAGCCCGGACGTTACCTCGCGGCTAGTGGACGTGGCGCTGCAGCTGAACAAGATGGGGCAAGCGTCCGTCGACGCAGCGGCAAAAAACTAAGAAGCCGCCCGGAGCGCATGTTTTGGTTCCGGCTCGCGCGTGAGCTTGGCATGTCTGTGCGGCGCTGTATGGCGGAGGTCGACAGCGCCGAATTTACAGAATGGCTTGCGTATGCGCTTGAAGAACCGTTCGGACCCGCAATGGATGATGTGAGGCTCGGAACGGTTGCTGCAGCGGTCTACAACGTGAACCGCGACACGAAGAAGCGGCGGGAACCGTACAGCGCTTCTGACGTGTTCGCATGGATGAATCGCAGCAAGCCGGAAAACGAAATCGCGACGTTCAACGATCCGGCCGAACTCAAGGCAGCTATCCGGGGCTCTCTGTTCGGGGCTCGATTCAAGCAAAGGAATCAACGTGACGTTCAGCATGGAAGTAAAGAACCCGGACGGGTTTCGAATGCTTTTGCAACGCGTCGATAAGACTTTGCGTGGTCCGATACTCGCTAAGGCTGCAGCGGCGGGCGCTACTGTCGTTAAAGACGAAGCGCTCGTACGCGCACCTGTCGGACCGCTCCCTCACCATGAGGGCACCAAAAAGTTTCCGGTTGGCTACGCAAAATCGCTGATCACCGTGGCGAAGAATGAGGAACAGACGCTTGAGGGCGCGCACGCGACATACATGGCGACGTGGCTTAAAGGTGCCTGGTATCTGCGGTACTACGAATACGGGCGCTCAAAACAGGCTGCGCAGCCTTTCTTCCGGCCGGCAATTGAGGCGACAAGGCGCAAGGTAGCTGAAGCGATCGAAGCCGTCATAACCCGTGAATTGAAATCTGCAGGACTGATCAAGTAAGAGGCGCGCATGTCTGAAGTGAACGGCACCCAATATAACGTCACAGTCAACGCTGACGGCGTATCGTCGACGCTCGATCGTGCTGCAGCGTCTTTCGACAACATGGGCGCGAAAGCAGACACGTCCGGCAAGCGCGCAGCTACCGGTATTGCTGCAGTAGAAGAGGCAACGGCCAAGCTAGGGTCCGTCACTGCCTCGCAATCGCAGCAGATTGACAAGTTCGTCCAGTCGCTTCTGAAGCAGGCAGACACGGCCGGCAAGACGCGCGCGGAGATTCTTGCAATGCGCGCCGCGAACATGGGCATTGCGGACACGGCCGGTCCGATCATTGCGCAGATCAATGCACAGACTGAAGCGCTGCGCCGTCGCAACGAAGAAGCGAAGAAAGGCGGCGGAACATCACAGCACGGCGGGATCAGCGACGGACAGTTCAACAATGCGATGCATTACGTCCCGGCGCAGATCACCGATATCGTCACGCAGTTGCAAGGCGGGCAGAAGCCGCTAACCGTGCTGATTGAACAGGGCGGTCAGTTGAAAGATATGTTCGGTGGCGTCGGCAACGCGGTCAAGGGCGTTGGCATGTACCTTACCGGGCTGGTTGCCGCGATCACGCCTGAATTGGTGGTGGCAACCGCTGTTGTCGGCTCTATCGTTGCTGTGGCCGCAGCGGTGCACACGGGCGCGCAAGAGCAAGAGAAGCTGCAAAAGGCCATTCAGTTGTCCGGCAATTACGCGGGCGTCACTACGCAGCAAATGAACGACCTCGCGGCATCCGTTCGGAACATCAGCGGAAGCGGCGACGCACAGCACGCTATCACGGGGCTCCTATCCACGGGCAAGGTGTCGGGCTCGAGTCTCGACGACGCAACGCGAGCCGTGCTCGACTACGCTAAAGCAATGGACGTAACCGTCGACAAGTCGGTTGCGGCGTTGGGTCCGATCTTTGATGACCCGATGAAAGGTGCGTTGAAGCTCAACGAGACGATGCACTTTCTGACGGAGGCCGAATACGATCACATGAAGGCGCTCGACGACGCAGGCGACAAAGCCGGCGCGATGAAAGTGGCGCTTGATTCGCTCGACGCGCAGGTTAAGGCGAACAAAGACAACCTCGGTTACTTCGCTCGCGCGTGGGACAGCGTTTCTGCGTCGATCAGCAACGCTTGGGCGGCGATGAAAAATTGGGGCAAGTCGGACACGCTCCAACAGCAATTGGCGACCGTCCAAACGCGATTGGCCGGCATGGATGCCTACAATCAGGCGATGGACCCCGGCAAGGTCGACAAGCTGAAGAAGCAGATTGCTGACCTTCAAGGGCAAATCGCCAAAGAGCAGCAAGACGCGAACGATAAGGCTACGCAAGCGCTGATCGTCAAAGCCAAGGAAAACACGGACAAGCTCTCCGACGACGCGATGACGAACGCGCAGAAGCGTGCGGACGCGATGCAGAAAGCCAACGCTGAATACGCCACACGTATTGCGGAAATGCGCAAGAACGGCACGTATTCTCAGCATAACGATGACGTGTTTGCAGCGCAACGAGACGCGGAGATTGCGGACGCTGCGCACAAGTACAAAGACCCGAAGCCGCACAAAGCCCCGGCTGTAACGGAGTCGTCGGGCGAGCGCTACATTGATGCAGTACGGAAGGAAAACGCAGCGCTGCGCGAGCAACAGGCCATTCGTGCGCAGTTGGGTGACGACACAGCAAAGCTGTTGCCGCAACAGCAAAAACTCGTCGAATTCAATCAGCAGATTGCGGACATTCAAGCCAAACAGGCGAGCGGCCAAAAGCTCACGAAGCAACAGCAATCGATGCTCGCGGATCAATCGCAAATCCGTGCGTTGATGCAAGCTAATGTTGAAATCGCAAAGCAGCTTGACGCACAGAAACAGATTGGAGAACTGAAGAAGAAAGCAGCTTCTATCGATGCGGACATTGCGAACTATCAGGCATCGCAGACGGAACAGTATCAGGCCCAGCTCGACGCAATCGGGAAAGGCACGCAAGCGCAGAGAGAGGCGAACGACCAAGCGGCTATCCGAAAGAAGTATCTGCAGGAACAGAAGAAGCTCGACGACGACACGCCTATTGCGCTGCGTGGAAGCGACACGTACAGCAAGGCTCAATCCGACATTCAGACCGGCTTGAAAACGTCGCTTGACGCCAACGCAGGCTACTACGCGCAGCTTAAATCGATGCAGGGAGATTGGCTCAACGGCGTGAAAGAAGGATGGGCGAACTACGTCGACACCGCTGCAAACAGCATGGCGCAGGCTCAGCAGATATTCAGCGACGTGACGAACGGGCTAGGAAACGTGTTCGCTAACTTCTGCGAAACGGGCAAGCTCGATTTTAAGTCGCTGGTGTCGTCGATCCTAGGTGATCTAGCCAAGATTGCAGCAGAGAAGGAAATCGCTTCTATCGGTTCGAGCGTCGCGGGCTCCAGTTGGGGGAGTTCGCTTGGGTCCGCGTTGAGCAGCTTGCACTTTGCTGGTGGCGGAAGTGTGCGCGGTGCGGGTACGGGTACGTCCGATTCCATTCCGACCATGCTGTCGGACGGCGAATACGTGATCAAGGCTGCGGCTGTCGACCGCGTTGGCGTGGGTGCGCTTGATGCAATCAATTCGGGATACCCGATCCATCAGGCGGCGCACTTCGCCACGGGCGGATTGGTGAGTACGGCCGCAAAGGCATCGGGCGGTAGCTCGGCGGGCGGTACGAACGTGGCCGTAACCGTTAATTCGAGCGGTGGCGGGCTCGACAAGTCTGACGCATCGTGGCTGCAGCAGCAAATTCAAAGTCTCGTTGACTCGCGTATGGCTGCGAAAATGAAGGGGCAAGGCGGCTATATGTGGCAGAACAAATACGGGACGGTGAATGGCTGATCAATTTACATGGGCTCCTACGGTGTCCAACAGCACGGGCGATACGAAAGCCGTCGCCCGTGCGGCGCAATACGATGACGGCTATCAGCAGCGTGTGGCGAGCGGCTTAAACAACGTTCAAAGCTCGTTTTCGCTGCAGTTCGTTGGCGACGCTACAAAGATTCGCTCCATTCGTTCGTTCCTTCGTGAGCGTGGCGGCGCGGTGTCGTTCGAATGGACGCCTGTGTTGTGGGACGAACCGGGCCTGTTCTATTGCGAGAAATGGAGCGAGCCGACGAAAGACGGCGACGTGTACACGATGACGGCGCAGTTTGTACAGACTTTCCAACCTTAGAGCGGGACATGAGCGACTTTCAATTGATGAACCTTGGCGCGGCTCCGACCGGCCAAGGCGGTGACAGCTTCCGCGCTGTTGGCGAAAAGTGGAATCAGAACATCACGATCCTGCAGCGGCAATTCCCGATCGTCAGCGATCCGAACGTGATTACCGGGTCGACCGCGCTCACTTCGGACCAGTGCGGAAAGCGTATCTCGATCAACCTGGCGGCTGAAGGGACAATCGAACTCCCGTTAGCCGTCGACGCGGGGCTTGATGCCGTCATGCTGCTGCGGAATATCGGCACCGTGGATGCAACGATTGTCGCGGCTAAAGACAGTCTCGATACGACCGCAGTTACGATGCTTCCGGCCGGTGGATCGGCGGTGATCGATTGCGACGGTGTAGCGGCTTGGCGTCAGTTCTTGACAGCGACCATACCCGAAGGATCGACCGTCAACAGCGTTCATTTGGGCGGCGTGTCGACGGCTACCACGCCGGACGGAACCGTTACGGATGCCGTGGTGAACGTCGAATACGCAACCGCTCGGCTCGCTGACGCAAAGGCATATGCGGACGCACGCAAGACGGAAACGACGGCATACACCGATGCATTGCGCACGGACACGGAAGCCGCAGCCGCGATTCTGCGCACCGACATGACGGCGTACACGGACGCGCTTCGGACGGACGCAGCAGCTACGTATGCACCGCTAGATAGCGCTGCGCTGCTTGGAATTCCTACGGCTCCTACAGCTGCAGCCGGCACGAGCACGAAGCAGATCGCATCGACGGAATTCGTCCGCACGGAAGTCGCCAATCTCGTCAACGCAGCGCCGGCTACGCTCGATACCCTGGGCGAGATTGCAGCGCAAATGGCGAACGACGAAAGCACGGCTGCTGCGCTGGCTACGACTGTCGGGACGAAAGCGACGCTCGCCTCTGCAAATACGTGGCCGCTTGTGCAGACGTTTGCCAAGTCCCCTGTCGTGCCGACGCCAGCTAACACCACAGATGCTGCAAACAAGTCGTATGTAGACAGCGGGCTTAACTCTCTAAATTCTGCTGTCGTTCAATCTTTGACTGCCGGGCTGGCAACGAAGCTAAGCAACCCGGGCGGCTCCGGAACGCAGTTCATTCTCGATAACGGCGGATTAAGTCGCGCAATTGCATCCGTTCCGCAGTCCCTCCCTGGGCCAATATCGGGCGTTCCCGGCTTCGAGTATCACATCCCAGGCGCTCATGCGGCGATGACCTACCTTGCGGGGAATGGGACATGGGTAGTTGGAACATCGGGCGGCTCGGCCAATGTCACGGCAAATAGACTTCTGCTTGATGAGGCTGGAAACATGTCTATTTCAGGGGGTCTTTCCCAAGCGTCCGATATTCGAATCAAAACGAACGTAACGGTAATCGAGGGCGCTGGCGAGAAGGTTGATGGGCTGCGCGGAGTGACATGGACGCGTACCGATATTGCCGATAAAGAGCGTGTCTATGCAGGCATTATTGCTCAAGAGCTTCAGGCAGTCCTCCCGGCTGGCGTGTCGTTAAGTGAAGGTTTCACGATACCGGGAAGCGATGAGTACATCCTGCAAGTTGACCCTATGGCAGTCGTCGGAATTTTGATCGAGGCCGTTAAGGAACTCCGCGCTCGCGTTGCGACTATAGAAGGAAATGCATAGGTGTAGCACGCTCGCCGATACCTAGGAAAATGGCTCCGTCATAAAACGGAGCCTTTTTTATGGGTATTACAGCAGACATTCAGACGTTGGAGCCGGGGCGTCTGATTGAGCTTTTCGAAGTCGATTGCTCGTCGATCGGCGGTGACATTCTGCGCTTTCACGGGCACCTACAAACGGCTTCAATCTTCTGGCAAGGAAACGAGTACAAGGCGTGGCCGGTAGAAGGCAAAGGCTTCGCTCGTTCGTCGGACGCGCAGCAATCAACGCCGTCTCTCACCGTGGGCGATATCGACGGCACGGTATCGGCTATGTGCGTGTATCTCGACGACATGGTTGGCGCGTACGTGCGCCGACATAGAACGCTGTCGAAGTATCTCGATGCGGTCAACTTCCCCGAAGGTAACCCTACGGCCGATCCTACGGCAGAAATGCCTATCGAGCTTTGGCGCATCGAGAGCAAGCCCGAAGAATTGCCAGGGCAACAGGTGACGTTTTCGCTCGCTTCGCCGCTTGATTTCGGCGGGCAGCAGCTTCCGGCATTCCAGCTTGTGCGTATCTGTCAATTCGACTATCGCGGGCCTGAATGCGGCTATACGGGCACTGCCTACTTCGATGCGAATGATCAGCCCGTAGACAACCCGCTTCTGGACCGCTGCAGCTTCCAGACGACAGGATGCGAATGCCGTTTCGGCACGGGCAATCCTCTGCCGTTCGGTGGCGCGCTGTGTGATGTTCTTCAATCCTAAATTTACCTGTGGTGTCGAAATGCAACCTCAAACTATCGAAACAGCAATGCAACACTTCATCAACGAATTCCCGCGCGAGGCAATCGGGCTGGTCGTCGAAATCAACGGCGAGGAACGCTATCTGGCCTGCACGAATCATGCGCTAAAAGATTGCGACCAATTCGTTCTGTCCGGCGAAGAGTTCGCAGCGGCAGAAGACGTGGGCGCGATCACTGCCGTCGTTCACAGTCATCCCAACGGGCGCGCTGTTCCCTCGCCCGCCGATCGAAAAATGTGTGAGGCGTCCGGCATCGATCGTTGGGTGATTGGCTCAGTGAGCAAGACGCGTGACGGCGTGGCCGTAACCGATTGGTGCGAGTTTGCCCCGTGCGGCTATCGAGCGCCACTGATCGGCCGTCCGTTCGTGCATGGCGTGCACGACTGCTATTCGATCATTCAGGACTGGTATGCGCAAGAGCGCTTCATCACCCTGCCCGACTTCGAACGCGTAGATGGCTGGTGGGAAACCGGTGAAACGTCGCTTTACCTCGATAACTACATCGCGGCCGGCTTCGAAGTGACGGAAGACGCATTGCTGCAAGAGGGTGACGTGTTGCTTATGACGATCGGCCGCAGTCGCACCGTGAACCACGCAGCGGTTTATGTCGGTGACGGCAAGATTTTGCACCACCTGTACGGCGAACTGTCGCGCACGGAGACATTCAGTGGCAAGTATCAAAGCCGCGTGCACTGCGCGTTGCGCTACCGGAGCGCGTAAGCATGGACGAGCTTCGAACCATTCGCCTGTATGGCGTGCTCGGCGCTCGCTTTGGCCGCGAACATAGATTGGCTATTCGTTCGTCGGCTGAAGCGATTCGCGCGCTGTCCGTGGTTATCCCCGGCTTTCGTCGGTTCCTGCAGCAGTCTCGCGACATGGGACTCACGTTCGCGGTGTTCGTCGGCAAAGACAACATCACGAAAGAGCAACTCGCGTTTCCCACAGGCCGGCAAGACATTCGCATTGCTCCCATTCTTCAGGGCAGCAAACGCGGAGGCATTTTCCAGACGATCTTGGGCGCTGCGCTGGTGGTGGTGGGCGTGGTGTTCGAGCAACCCTCGCTGATCGCTATGGGCGCGTCTATGGCGCTTGGTGGCGTGATGCAGATGCTTTCCCCTCAAGCGGGCGGATTGGCGTCGACGCAAAACCAAGAATCGGAAAGCTACTACTTCAACGGTGCGGCCAACGGAAGCGCTAACGGCGCGTGCGTGTCTGTCGTCTACGGCGAAATGTTGGTGGGCTCGAAGGTCGGCTCGTCGGGCATCTTCTCTCAGGACCAAATGTAATGGCCGAACAAGCTGACTCGCTACAGTCTATCTCGTACGCAAAGATAGTCGACTTCATATCGATGGGGCCGATTTACGGACTCGTCAACGGCCTGAATTCGATTGAGCTAAACGACACCCCTATCCAGAACGCGGACGGCTCCCTTAACTTCGCTAACGTCTCTGTCGATTATCGGCTCGGGACATACGATCAGACGTTCATGGCCGGCTTTCCGTCGACCGAAAGCGAAATTGGTGTGGGCGTTGCACTGGACTCTGACACGCCTATCGTGCGGAGCATCGAAGACACTCAGCTAACCGCGATCCGAGTGCGCTTCACTCTGCCGTCGCTGCAACAGCAGAACATGACGACTGGCGAAGTCACGGGCTACAAGATCGACTACGCAATCGACATTGCGACCGATGGCGGTCCGTACGTTACCGTTCTGGCGAATTCGTTCAACGGCAAGCGTTCGAGCCCGTATCAGCGCACGGAGCGTATCGATTTGCCGGCCGCAAAGCAGCAATGGCTTATCCGTATCCGGCGTCTCACGCCTAACGCTCACGTTTCGAACATTCAAGACGTGGTGAACGTCGATGCCATCACGCAGATTATCGACCGCAAATTTCGCTATCCGGGCGTTGCGCTGATCGGCCTGCAGTTCGACGCGAAGACGTTTCAAAACGAGCCTACACGGGCCTATCGTATTCGCGGGCGAATCATTGCTGTCCCGACCAACTATGACCCTCAAACGCGCACCTATAACGGTGTGTGGGATGGCACGTTCAAGCAAGCGTACTGCAATAACCCGGCGTGGGTGCTTCTGGACATGGCGAGCAACCGTATCTACGGTGCCGGCAAATTCATCGATGCTAACGCGCTCGATAAGTGGGCGCTGTACGACATTGCGCAGTATTGCGATGTGATGGTTCCTGACGGTAAAGGCGGATTCGAGCCGCGCTTTACATGCAACTGCGTGATTCAATCGCAGTCGGATGCGTTCAAGGTTCTGCAGGATATCGCATCGGTATTTCGTGGTAAGACGTATTGGGGCAATGGCAACGTATTTGCGACGATCGATGCGCCGATGGACCCGGTGTACGTCTACACGAACGCGAACGTGATCAACGGCGAGTTCAAGTACGGCAGCACGGAGCGCAAGACGCGCTATACCGCTGCTTCCGTGTCTTGGAATAACCCGGATTTGCAGTACAAGCAAGACGTTGCGTATGTGCCGGACGATGACGGACAGAAGCGCTACGGCCTGATCAAAGCATCACTCACGGCATTCGGATGTACGTCCGAAGGGCAAGCCGTTCGCATGGGCAAATGGGCGCTTGTGTCGTCGCGTCTTGAGATTGGTAACGTGACGTTTGATGTGGGCTTGGACGGTACGCTCAGTGCGCCCGGTGACGTGATCGCTATTGCGGATAGCCGGAAAGCCGGCCGGCGCATTGGTGGGCGTATTCGCGCGCTGAAAGACAATACGGCTACGCTCGACAAGATGCCGACCATCAAGGCGGGCGATTCATTAACCGTCATTCTCGATACCGGTCGCGCTGAAAAGCATGCGGTGGTGTCCGTGGCCGGCAATGTGGTGACTGTCGACGCACCTTGGTCTAGCGGTGGCGCTGTGGGCGCTGTATGGATGCTCGAATCGGTCGACCTCGCGGCGCAATTGTTCCGCGTGACGGATATCGTTGAAGGGACGGATAACGGGAAAGTCACGTACACGATCACGGCGGTTCAGCATGAGCCAGGCAAGTTTGCGTACATCGATAACGGTGCGGCTATCCCCGCGCGCCCGATCACTGTCACGCCGCCGAAAGCGCAGGCCGCACCTACGAACGTTCGGATCACCACAAGTATCGTTATCGATCAAGGGATCGCCAAGACGAACATGACGATTGCCTGGGATGAAGCCGCGAACGCTGTCGATTACATCCCGGAATGGCGCAAGGACAATGGCGATTGGGTGCCGGCCAACGTGACATACAACACTGAGGTAGATGTGTTGGGCATCTACACGGGCACTTATGAGGCTCGCGTGTCTGCGCGCAACGCTATGGGTGTAACGTCACTGCCTACCGTGTCGGCGGAATACTCGCTGCAAGGAAAGACCGGAAAACCGCCGTCTGTAGCATTCCTTACGGCTTCGACAGACAAGATTTTCGCTATCGACATTAACTGGGGATTTCCGGCTGACCATACGGCCGATGACACTGCAGTTACGCAAATTTGGTACTCCGCCACTCCCGACTTGGGCGCGGCCACTCAGTACACGCAAATTGCGTATCCGGGCACGCAGGCATCAATGCTCGGTTTGGCTGCGGGGCGTTCGTTCTTCTTTTGGGCGCGTCTTATCGACCGCAGCGGAAACATTGGCGACTTCTCGCCCGTGGGTGCAGGCGTCAACGGTCAATCGTCATCGTCCGCTGACGCGATTCTCGAATTGCTCACGGGTCAAATCACGAAATCGCAGCTTGGGCAAGATTTGCTCGGGCCGATTCAATCGATTGAGGATGTGTTAGCGAGCGTGGGCGCTGTTGCTGACATTACGGCCAAGCTGTCGGCTGAAGAGATCGCGCGAAGCGATGCGGATACGACGCTCGCGCAGGACATTCGCACGCTCAACGCTCGGTTGCACACTCAATTGATGGGTGACGATGGCACGCCTTTCGGGGATGCGACGCTTTACGCGGGAGTTATTAGCGAAGAAGAGGCGCGTACGGACGCTGACGGCGCATTGGCCGATAAGATTACCGGTGTAGCGGCACAGCTTGATTCGGCGGCCGAAAACCTGTCTGCGCTGGTTGAACAGGAAATGCAGGCGCGGACGAGCGCGGACGAGGCGTTTTCGCAGCAATTGACGAACCTCGAATCGACCGTGAACGACACGATCGCGGCAAAGATCACTGAAGTTGAAACGGCTATCGCAACTCTCGATCAGTCGACAACGGAGAAGATCACGCAGCTTGAGTCGACCGTGAACGATACGATCACGTCGCAGATCGCGGACATCAATAAGACGATCGCGACGAACGAAGAGGCAACCGCGACGAGCATTCAGCAGCTTCAAACGCAAGCCGGCGAGAACTCTGCTGCTATTCAGGTTCAGGCGCAGTCGTACGCTAACCTGCAGGGGCAAGTGAACGCGAGCTATACCGTCAAGGTGCAGTCGACGGCGAACGGGCAGACGTATGCGGCCGGCTTCGCATTGGGTCTTGATGGCTCGACAAGTTCGTTTATCGTGTCGGCTAACACGTTCGCGATCATTGACCCTGCGAGCGGCGCGAAGATTGCACCGTTCATCGTGCGCGGCTCTCAGGTGTTTATCAATGAGGCGTTCATCACGAACCTTAGCGTTGACTTCGCGCGCGTGAATGGTGACTTGATTTCGACGGCGGTAGGCGCTAACGGTCAGCCTATGTGGGCGCTTCGTCGCACAGGCGGTATCGAAATCAATACGCCTTGGAATGCCGCTGTTGGCGGTTATATGACGCTCAGTGGCACGTTGATTTGCGTGTACGACAACGCGGCGCGCTTGCGTATTCGTATGGGGGCTTGGCAGTGAGCAACTATGGGCTTCAGATTTTCGACGCCCAAGGGCGTCTCGTCTTAGACGGGACGCACAAATGCGGGCGTATTCGGGGAATTCACCCAATCGATACCGGCGCTAATTCGTCGGGAACGATTGGGATGATTCTTGAGGCGGGCGACGAGATTTTTTTCTCGTTCCAGCCTAATCAATTGTTTTTTGATAGTCGGCATAACGAACCGTGCCCGTGGATTTGGATAAGTGGTAACACCATCAACTGGAACTATCAGATTGGCGGGAGTTCAGCGCCGGCTTACCCGGTTACTGGATACGTGATTTACGGGGTGTTTTAATGGCAACGAACTATGGCTTTCAGGCGTTCACAGACACGGGGAAATTCCAGATCGACGGCAACACGATCAACTATCAGGTTGTCGACCGTCGCGCGGCCGGCACGTCAGTTCAAGGCGTCCCGACATGCGCGAATAACGTTGGGCACTGGTTTTCAGCAAGTCTGTACACCGTAACAATCCCGTTCTTCAGTGCGGACCCGTTCTATGCGTGGTGCGCTGACCCCGGTGTGTGGGTGTCGCCCTACAAGGTAACTGGCGGACCGGGCAATTGGGCTGTGCAGTTCATTGCAAGCGGACCGTGCACCATTCAACTGTTCGCATTTGGAAACGTGTCGCCTGTTGGTAGCAATTGGGGCTTTCAGGTGTTCAGTGATTCGGGTGCGCTCGTTGCTGACGCGCTTTCGCCGTTCTGCCGCGTGCTCGATTGGGGTCAAACGCAGTATGGAAATGCGATTGGTGCGCGCGGATTTCAAGGCGGGAATCGGATGCCGCCCATTGAAACGCAGGTGCTTAGTTACCCCACTCCAATCCTTGTCGCTGGCGCGCTTCCGGGGCGATATATGTATTCGGTTGGCGATGGATCAGCGAACACGGGAATGTTCGTGACTGCGTGGCAAACGAACGGTGGGCAATTAGCGACGGAATTGCACGGCTACGTGAGCAACGGCATGAATGGCAATAACAGCTTCATTGGCTACACGGAGGCGCTTTACTCTCGATGGTTGGTTCTTGACGCTACAGGTCTGATTTAAGCAGGCTCGCGAATCGCTGTTAAGCTCGCCCCGTTATTTACCACAGGGAAGTCTCAATGTCCATTCTCGATCACGTCGCGGCTTCGTATCACGCCACTGCCTCGTCTGCAGCGTCGTACGCCTCAAGCGCTGGTATCGGGTTGTATGGCCTGATGACGATGGAAAACGCGGGCGTGGTGGTCGGCATTCTCGCTGCGGTGATTACATGCACCGTGAACGTGATTGCCGCCTACCGTCGAGACAAGCGCGGAGAAGCGCAAGCGAAACTCGACGCTGAAGTTTCGGCGGCGCGTCTCGCTGAAGTCAAGGCGCACGCGAACGCAGACATTCACACGGGCGCGTAATGGGCAAGGCTCGAATCGTCGCGTTGGTGTTGGTTGTCGGTGCGAGTGCAGCGCCCAAGCTCGTCGGCCTGACTGCTTCGAGTGAAGGCGTCAGCACGAACCCGTATCACGACACGATCGGCGCAGCGACATGGACGGTTTGCTACGGCGAAACGAACGTGCCTATGCGGCGCTACACGCTCGCGGAGTGTCAAGACATGCTCGCGGCTTCGCTGGTCGGCTACGCGTCAACTGTGCGCGATTCTGTGCCCGGATACGACGAACTGACTCCGGGCCAGAAAGTGGCGTCCGTCGACTACGCATACAACCGTGGTTTGGGTGCGTGGATGAGGGGCTATCAAAACGGTGATCCGGCCGGCTCCGTTCGTGAGGCGTACGCACGCAAAGACTTTCCGGCCGCGTGTGACCTGTATTTGAAATGGGCTGTTGTGTCGCGGAAAAATAAGTGGGTGGACTGTTCGAAGCGTTCGAACGGCTGCTATGGAATCTATACGCGGCGCGTTAAAGAGCGCGCCGCATGTTTGGAGGGAGAAAAGTGAATGGCATTGCAACTCGTATCTTGGGCTTTGTCGCTGTCGCGGCCGTGGCTTTGTTCGTTGGTGGTATCGCTGGTGGTTTGCTTGTACGCACTTACGACAGTCGCCAAACGGCTGTGCGAGCCGAAGCGGACGCTCGCACTCGCGCTGCAGCGGTTGAAAGCGCTGCTGCGGAAAGTGACCGGCGCGTTAATGACCAGGCTGAAATCGCGCGACAAGCAAACGACAGCCGCACTGCTGCTTTGTCTGATGCTTTTGCCGCTCGCGCTGACGCTGCAAGCCTGCACAAGCAACTTGCCGCGTACACCGCTGCGCATCGAATCGGCAATCCCGCCGCTCCCGCAAACGGCACGGCAACCGGTGACCCCCTCGATTTGCTTGCCAACCTGTTCGAGCGCGCTGATGAAAGAGCGGGGCAACTGGCGCAATACGCTGACGCAGCCCGCATTGCCGGCATCGAGTGTCAGCGCGACTACGACGCCCTAACCGCTTCGCCGGCCGTGCCCGCCTCAGGTGTCACGACACAGCCTGGCGAATGACCGGACATAGGCCCAAAGAAAAAGCCCGCCGTGCGATGCATTGGCGGGCTTTTTGTTATTGCGCTGTGGGAGCCGGCGCGGTTGCAGGACATAGGTAAGAAACCGATGCGGTTCCGGGGTGAAGCGACGCATGCGGGTCAGTCGAACACCAATCATCCACGGTGACGAAAAGAGACTGTGCCGCGTACCATTGGATAACCAAAGATCGCGCCGCCCATGCAAGATTTTCTTCGATAAGCGCATCATCCGGTGTCACGCCATCCGCGCCCAAGTGATCCTGTATTGGACTCACGGCCTGATCCGTGGTGACAATCGAATATTGCCCATTGGCTTGCACAAACCCGGCCTGAAGCCCGCTTAGAATAATTGCATTGCCGGATGCGGGGCCGCGTGCACATTGATCAGTTTGCACGTTAAATGCGCTCGCAATCGAATCGATATACGGCTGAGTCGATGTGCCATTGGGCAGTCCGGGCGGCGCAGGGATGATATAGACGCGCTTCCCTTTCGTCGCGGCGCGTGCCGTGAACGTGCGAATGTCGGAGCAGTATTGAGCGAGCGCGGCTTGCTGATTCGGATCGCTTGCCGGCGTTTTCATGTCGTCCAACTCGAAATAAGCGACCATCATTTCGTTGGGCTCCATCGTGAACTGATCGTCGGTCGGGGGCAAGCCGTTATTCTCGCCCATCACAATCTGATGAAGCGTCGTTCCATCGATCACAGCCGGGTTCACTTCCGCAGTTACACCTTGCGCGGCAAGGGCATCAATAAACGGCTGTATCGGGCTCGCGGCGGCCTGCGCGTCGCTTGCCCCTGTCGCGGCTTCGGCGCGGCGGAGCGCCATGGCGTGAGTCGCTACAGCCACGTTTGCAAGCGGCTTGCCGTAGTAGCTGATCTTCATTACTTGCGGCGTGGTGGTGTCGCCGGGTTTTGGCTGCGATGCATCCGGCGTATCCGAGCTTCCGCCGCCACAAGCGGCAAGTGTGAGTGCGAGCGTTGCCGCGATAAGAGCTTTCATATTCCCCGAATGTAACGTTATTGAAAGAGCCGCCATGCTACCAGGTTTTCTCTCCGGTAAACAGTCCGTGACGTTTTTTGCTGCATTCGGTTGTGCCCGATATTTACCTGTGGTAATTTTGAGCTTTACCGTTTAAACGTACTGACATGACACGCGAAGAATGGCTCTACAAGCTAGCTGACCTGATCCGGCCAGTGTTCAAGCGACACGGTTTCGAGATTCCGAAGTTTCGGGCCGCTGTTGGCTTTGGCGCAAACGGCGTTAAAGGAGCAAGCACGGGCGAATGCTGGAATGCCGCGATCAGCGACGATGGGCACTACGAAATCTTTCTCAATCCGGGCCGCGCCGACTCGATCAAGGTCGCATGCACATTCACGCACGAACTGATTCACGCGGCTGTCGGGCTTGAGCATGGGCATAGGGGCGACTTCGCGAAGCTCGCGCTCGCAGTCGGGTTCCGTGCGCCGCTCACTGAAGCGCAACAGCCGGACACGCTCACGGCTTGGCTAAAGCCGCTGGTTGAAAAGATCGGCGCGTTCCCGCACGCCGCGCTGCGATCTTCGTTTGCCGGCTCCCGCACATTCCGCAAAGGCGATGGCGGAATCAGTCTCCGCAAAGGCGTCGACTTGCCCGCCGATCGCGGATCGGATGACGACGACAGCGACGACGAACCGGTCGAAAGCACGCGCCCGCCCAAGCAAGACGCACGGCTTATCAAATGCGAATGCGGTGAGTGTGGCTATGTGGTGCGCACAACGCGCAAATGGCTTGAAATCGGTGCCCCGCACTGCCCCAATCACGGCGCGATGAACGTTGAATCGAAGGGCTGACATGAAAGCGATCAAGAAACGGTGTGGTAACTGCAAACACGGTCGGTTTGAACTGACGCCGAAAGGGAATCTGAGGCGCGCGCCCGGAAAGTGCGCGTTTCCGCTCCCAGAGATTCCTGAAAATATACCGCCGTGCGTTCAGCCGGTGCGGTGGATGCGCGCGTGCGTGTGGCCGGACTACACGCTCGATTGCAAGGTATGGGAGGCGAAGTGATGGAACAATCACTGCTGCTGTTGGACGGCCATTCGATCGTCCGGCGCGTGTACGAAGCGCGCAAGGCAAACAACCCGAAGGGCCAAGACGAACAGACGATCGTTGAAAGCTCTATGTACTCGGCGCTGATGAGCATACAGCGCGCGCTCGACGAGCATCCGACGACGCACGGGCTTGCTGTGTTCGACTATGGCGGGGAGAACTGGCGTCATCGCATCTATCCCGAATACAAGGCGAACCGCGAGCCTACGACGCCTGAGTTCAAGGCGGGCGTGCATACGCTTCGCACACGCATCAACCGGACATTGGGCCTGTGTGAGACTGCGATCGAAGACGCGGAAGCCGATGACGTGATCACGACTGTAACGCGCCGTTGGGACTATCGCGGACCTGTGACGTTGCTGACGACCGACAAGGATTTGACTTGGCTCGTTGCGCATGGCGTGCGTATCTGGAATCACTTTGAAGGGCACTGGCGCGACGCTGAGTGGTGCATGCGCAAAATGGGAGTGGAACCCTATCAGGTGCTTGATTACCTCGCGCTGGTAGGCGACAAGACAGATAACGTGCCTGGCTTGCATGGGTGCGGGCCTAAGACGGCCGCTGCGTGGCTTGAGCAATACGGCACGCTCGAAAACATCATTGCGAACGCGGACGTGATTCCGGGCGCGCTTGGGACAAAGCTGAAACTCGGTATGGATCGCTTGCTCATGTCGCGCAAGCTGGTGTCGCTGGCCTCCAACATCAATTGCGGTGGGCTGACCCTAAGCGCTATGTTGCGTTGACAAAAAATTTACCACGGGTAATACTCTTTGGTAATCAACCCATTCCAATGGAGGTTCAAATTAACGCACGTCAACGCCGCGCCGCGTACCGCGCAAATCCGCAACCGGGCCAAGCCGTTATCTGGAAGCGCAAGGATGGCTCTATCCGCGCCGGCATCGTCCAAATGCGCAAGGAGTGGCATCACGGGCAGTTCAACGAAGAGCGCCTGAACGTGCCAAGCGTGCACCGCGTCCGAATCCTAGCCGCGTCAGGCGGCTATTGCATGCCTCTTGTTAGTCAACTCGAAGTGATCCCCAATGAGTGACCTCTTTACCCCCGATCCGAAGCCGGCTGACGACACGTTCGCACGCGGCTTTTACAGCCCGATTCCGGGCGTTGTATTCAACCTGCAGGTACTCGCCCAACAGACGGGCTCGAAGGACTGACATGAAACGATTTGTTGCTATCGGCCACGGCGAAACCGAACTGCCGGTCGTTGCTGACGCAGACACGCTTGAAGGCGTCTTATCGGCGGTGCTCGACATGATCTATTTCCCCGCTACCGATTGCCCGGACAGCGAGCGCGAAGCGTACCGCGCGACGATCGAAGATGCCGAAAACTGGCATCAAGGCACACTCGAAATCAAATTCGAGATTGGCGGTATCCGCGTGCACGACACAGGCGTCAACGAGCCCCGCTTGTACGAAAGCGATGCAAAGGCGATCGACGGCTTCGCTGTGGCGATGAAAGAGAAGATGGCCCATTGCTCAATGAAGGGGCGCGCGTTCTGGCAGCAGACGCGCCCGGAAGTGATCAGCATGCTTCTTCGCCAAGCCGTCGAAAAAGGTGATCCGGTCGACGTGGCCGATTACGCCATGATGCTGTGGCACATGGGCGCGCCGATCAATTCGCCTGTCGTTACGGTATCGACGGCGCTGTCTGCGGTCGCGCTCGAAGGCATTAAAGCAACGTTCAAGGCAGCGGCTCAAGACGCGCAGGGAGGATTGTTCTCATGAACGTAGTTCACAACCCGCGCCAGATTCGCCAAAACCTGATGGCGGTGGCGCAGCGCGCGCAAGGTCAAGTCGGCTACATCGCCACACAGGGAGCGCAGCAGCTTCACGCCTATGAGGGCGAAGTGTCTGACCTGAAAGTCAGGATCAGGATGCTTGAGCGTCGCTGTGAATGGCTGGAAGCTGAAGTCAAGACCGCGCGAGACGCCAACGTAGAAGCCGGCAAGATCATCACGGCATTGCGGTGCGACGCGATCGAGCACAACATTGAAGCAAACCGTTCAATCAAGCTGATTGAAGCACTTCGAGCGAATACCCCGTGCGGATTCAACGTGGTTCCGCCGTTGCTGCAAGCATCCGCGTAG